TCTGATCTCATTGCCTACACAGGTTTCAACAAAATAACCTTTTTCATCATAGGCTAAACGGTGAATTAACATTTTTTCAACCTTTTGTTTTTTAGCCATCTGTTCGGTCATCATCACTAGGAAAGTACCAATTGCCATTTTGTGTCATGGTTGCCCACACAGGATTACAACCTTTTATACACAGATACCCGTAGTACGGCTTCCCGCCCTTGCTGATTCCTGTTTTGAGACGCATAAGCCCATGAACGCACTCTTGCGCCGTTGGAGTCTTTGCACCTATTGAGTCCACTACATCACCAATAGACCATGCAACCGATTCAGGTTGTTTAGCATCTTCAGCAAAAGACTGTCTAAGCGCAGTCTCTACTGCTGCTGATTTTGAGTTGGGTGAACCGTAGATAACTTTAGAAGTCTCTGCTGCAATGACTTTAGCCATCTCGCTTTGACTTGGTCGCTTTCCTTTAGCGGCGTAACCTGCGTTTGCAAGCGCCCTGCCAATCGCAGAAGTCTCGCAGTTCTCCAATGCAGAAGTTTGATTGACACCCCGATCAGTAACGGTCTCATAAGCAAGACCAGTAGCGAACGGCTGCGCGTCAACACATGTCCTATAAATCTTAGCAAGGACAATAAACCTCGTTTCAGTAGCCTCAACAAGTTCGGTATGTACCATAAAATCATCATAGTCAGCAATAAACTTTCCAAGCCTCACCTCAACCGTCTCATAGTCGTTAATGTTAAATGCCATCACTTACTCCAAAATCTTCCTCATAAGAATCTAGGAGTTCGTTGTATATTGCCGCGTAACCAACGAGGTCTTTAATACTGTCTTTATGATTTGGAGTTTCTGTAAGTCTTGAGACTTTGACCAAGAGCATGCACATGGAGACCTGCATAGGCGATATGTAATCTCCAAGGTAACCTGACCACAGTTCTGAGATTCGTTCATGATTTGTTCTACTGCTTCCGTAAACGCTACCTCTTTCATTCAATATTACCTGCATTTCCTCTAGTAGTTTAGTTCTGCTTGTCATAATCAAATACCTCATTCTTAGAGTTAGTAATTAGATCACGGTGACGGTTAGCAATTCGCCACCCATCCCCACGCCCTCTCCAGTAACCTGCTTGAAAAGCATTATTGCGTATAGCAGCGACAGTAGTTGCTAATGTTATTACTGCAATTGTTAAAGCAATAGTCCACAAACCTGCGTCGTATAGACTCATGATTTAACCCCTGCACCATACCAAGAACCTGAGTAATCAGTTGTAAAACAATATTGACCAACCGCGTCATCAAAAGAGATGCTGTAGTCATAACCCTGCTGACTTAGGTATTCAGTTGCAAGTAAAGTGGAAGCATAATTTTCAGTCCAAAATATAAACTTATGATTCCAGTTGATAGTATCCTCAAACCTAGGCGCTTGATCTTTCCAATCAGCGACTGAGTTCCATTCCATTTGAGTTTCAGTTAAACGATCAAAGTCGTTGGCGTTTAGTTTCATACTGAAACCGCCGAAGTCTTACATTTACTGCACTCAAATTCTCCAGCAATGTACTCAGTATCAATGCGCCACCACATTGTATGTTTATCGCAATGACCACACCATAACTCTTTTACTATTGTCATTTTGTGCCTTTCCGTTACACCAAGCCGTTACTTGGATAAGAGAAGGATGACACATGTCAAACAAGCCGACAAGATAAATGTCGGCGTGGCGTATAACGCTTTTGTTATATTAGATTGAGCCTGTCAAAGGCATCAATTTGTTCATCTATAGTTCTAGGCTCGTAGTCAGTCTGATTAGCCATAGGTCTTGCCTTCCACTATAAAACTGCCGTCTTTCTCAATAGGTATAAATACAGGCGATACCTTTTTATTATTGACATATAAAATGCCAAATCCTTGCTGCCAGTTGCCTGACCCACCTTTTAGGTATTTCGCGGAAGAAAACGACATTAAGTTTCCAACCTCTAGACCATATAAGGTATGCCCTATTTTGCCCCCTGAAGAGGCTGTATAGGCTGCCAACCCTGCTCGGTGAGTATGTCCACACACTACGCTCTTACCATGCCTTAGAGCCAATCCTAGGGCTGTTTGACCACCTTTTTGAGATACCTGCCCTTCATCTCCATGAAGAACAATCCAATTAGGCGCAATAGGCATTGGTTCACGCCAAAACTTAATGCCTAATTCAGGCAATCCTAGCCAATTTTCAAACCTTAACTCAGGTAAAGATGCAAAGGCTGGAAGTCTAGTTTTAATTGAGTTCCATAAACGGTCTGTATGGTTAGACCTGACCATATCAGTTACCTGTAAGTCGTAAAGGACTTGCTTAGTAAGTTGCCTATCTCGGTCAAGTGTTCCAGCATATTCTCCAGCCAACCCTCGTTCCCATTTTGAAAGTTGGGGTAAATCAATTTCATCTCCGACTGTTGCGACTTGATGCGGCTTCCATTTAGCAATGAAGCGTATAAGGTTTCTAGTTGCGATTGGGTCATTGTAAGGTATTTGTAAATCTGAAATTAAGACGATTCGCTTAATTGATTAGTCCTCATCCTCGTAGGGGTCATGGTCAGGATTGATTGGATTGTGGTCAGGGGTTTCAGGCAATAACCAATCAGGATATGAAGCCTTGTCGTTGATTATTCCAAGAGCCTGATCTACTGGAAATCCAGCCTTTCTAAGCGACAAATAGTATTCACGCACACTAATTGCGTAGGTATCAAGTTTTGACATAACTTTGTCATGTTCCCACTTGCCCACGCGTCTAGTAACTTTGCGCTTTTTTCTTTGTGCCATGTCTTAAGTTTACTTCCTAGTTATGACAATAAAGAGTTCATCTATCCTGTCTGAAAGGTGTGTTGTTTCTTTTTGTAAGTTAGTCAATTGGTCTTTCATTGAGTTTCCCCCATTGGGGCGAAGTTCATTTAGCCATCCTCTGACTAAGTATCTAAGTCCTGCAATGACTCCTATAAAAGTTGTGGTTATTCCAGCAGCGAAGCCAGCCCACTCAAGGGCTGTCATTACTCTTTACTGCCTATACCGTATTGTTTTTCCGTTGGGTCAATTGCTTTAATTACAGGGGCAAGAACGCTGCCTAAAAGGATTGCATATTCAGGGCGCATGTCTGCAGCAATAGCAAGAATTACTGTAATACCGCTTGCAACAACGGCTCTTGCGTAAGACTTAATTGCTGCTTTATGCTTTGCTGATAGTTTCATGAATTACCCCCTAAAAGTGGTATGTTAAAAAATTTGTTATCTTGATTTGGCTTAAAACTGATATGTATATGTTTTTTATGAGGATTTAATCCTTTGTAAGCGACCCAACGCCAAAAGGATTTTGCGCTACAAATCTTGCCCATAAAGATTACATATAAAATGCGTCTGTCACCCTGTTTTGCTGCAAGTCGTATTTGATCTGCCAAATAGATTGCAATTCCTTGTTCTTCAGATAAGCCAGCGTCAATGTCCAACGCGCAAACTTCTCCGTGTTCATTGGGATTGTGTTGACTAATTCTTTTTGAATGACGCAAATCACCAATCCACCCATCCATGCGCTTCGCACGATTTGGGAATGAATCATCTACTTGTTCCCGAAATTGAACTCCAGCCTTTGACAACCAAGGTTTCATTTTCCACACTTCCTCAAGATTGTGCTATAAACCTAAAGCCCTTAAATCATCAGTAGTTAAACCAAGTGCGGCTAACTTGCCTTCGGCTGCGGCTTTAGCATTTGCTTTTGCTTCGGTTTCGGCTAATCTTGCATCTGCTTCAACCTTATCTTTCGCGATTTGTGCTATTTCAGCATTTGTGGCATCTCTGATAATTTCTTCTTGTGTTTCGCAGTTATATTCTTTTATTTGTGGCTTTTTCATTTTATGATACCCCATATACATAGACTGTTCCAGCAGTAAAAGTTCCTGCTGCAGTTGAAAAATTAACACTATTAATAGCACCAGTTTGATTAAATGCACCATAAGTTCTGTAAAATCTAAGATTTGTTGTGTTTGTTTCATGTGCAACAATAGCGTTTTGGTCACAAGTTTTCCAAGTTACAGTATTAGCATAATCATATACATTAATAATTATTAATGAAGTAGTATTTCCATTATCGTTTGCACCACCAAATTCAATAAGACTTTGACCAAAACTCAATTCAGTTCCACCTGCTTGCGAGTTTTCAATAGTTCTATATCTTGTGCCTGTGTCTGCATTAAATCTTAAATTAACATTATATCCATCAGAACTTGGTTGAAATTGTCTAATTACTATTTGTAAATTTTTATAGGTTGCAGGTATTGATGAAATAGTTGTGGATGAACCAGTCAATGTAGTGCCACCTGAGTTAATTAAAGTCATACCACCACTAGAAGCAGTAGCCCACTTAAGCCCAGTAGCCTCTGCACTATCCGCTACAAGTGTAGTGCCGTTTGCGCCTACCGCTAAACGAGCATCGGTTGTTGAATAAGTGTAAATATCACCTTTTGTTGTTAACGGTGATGAACCGCCTGACTTAGTAACCCACGCTGCACCTGAATAAACTTGAATTACATCTGTGTCTTTTAAATATGTAGTTTGACCTTCTTGGGGCGAGGTTATCGCTGCTGCTCTTGCTGCCGAATCTGCAAAAACTAAAACTCCCTGCATTAAATAGCCGTTAGTATCGGCGGCGCTCAATACATCACCTGTATTAAATGTCTTAAAACCTAATCCTGCTGCCATGTTGTTTTCTCCTTAGTGTCTAATTATATCTTAATAGGACAAAATATCTTCACCAATAACACCATAAGTGCTATTGCCAATTATGAATCCATCTGTTATAGGCTCAAGTGTAACGAAGTTTCCAGTAAATGAGTTCGGGCTAATATCCCAATTCACGCCCTGTATTTGTAAGTTTTTAGTGATAGTTGACCCGTCGGGTTGAATATTGGTTATTACTACATTGTCAAAATAATCAAGACCAAGGATAGTGTCATTTGGAACTAAGGGGTCATAAAGGTCAATGGTCATGTTGTCAATGCGAATACTTGTCGTGGCTCGGGTTGCCACATAGATTGCTGCTATGTTTGCTGCTTCAGCGTCTGTTTGAACTATTAAATCGCTAAAGTTTACAACATGCGGAAAATATTGAGCCAACGAAGTTGCATCTGTATATGTTTGAGGTGTACCTGAAATTTTAGTTACTGTTGATTGGTTAACAATTAGTTTGTCATCAAAAGCAAAAATCAAGTTTTTGTAAGGTATGCCACCGCTTTGATTGAAAGCAATAGGCGTAACACCTGCTGAGGATATTGTGTTTGCCCTGTTTTTGAATACCGTGTTACCTTCAGGATTAACAAAAAAAGCGCCTTGTTCTGAAGTTTCGGCGTTTTTAATTGCTGCTAAGGGAGTTCTAGTCGTTGCAGGGTCAGCCTGAGTTAAAGTGTTTCCAGTATCTAAAGTCCTCATTGAAACTGGAAAATCTACCGTGTCTAAAATCTTAGATATTCTAGTTCCAGTATCTTGACCGTTTGCTTGACCAGTAACTGTAGTAATTGTTGCCATTGCTAAAAGCCTGAAAGCGTCGCTAGCATTAATGTCAACATAAGAAACATTTTCTGCTTGATCGTAAGTGTAAATATAATCCGTTGTATAACCGCTAAATAAATAATGAGT